CTTTATTACGGCCAATGAATTAGACCCCTCGTCAACGTCAGATGATGAACGCGAAGCTCGCGCCATTGTTTTCCAAACACCTTCCGCGCCCGCTAAACCATCAACCCCCGGTGCTGCCAATGCGGTACGTCGGTTACTGCAGCGATACGATTTCTCTATGGCAGATGAGTCTGCCCGGTTACGTACCTACGCCATCTCACGTTTGCTCGACCTTGCTGAAAGCGAGAAAGAGAACATAGCCCTAGGTGCTATAGAGAAGATCGGTAAGATTGCCGAGGTAGGACTTTTCGAGACTAAGATCACTGTCGACATCAATAAGAAGCCAACTGATGAGTTAGAGAAGGACTTGCAGTCCTTGTTAGGTAAGTACATGAACGAGCTGAAGGTTATCAACCCCGATGACTAATATTGCACCTAACATTCTCCTACAGATGTCTGAGACAGACAGGATAAAAGCCTTAGAGCTTTTGTCAGAGATTGAGAGTCGCAAAAAACGTGAAGCAGCCCAGAAAGACTTTCTTGAGTTTGTTAAGGTGATGTGGCCTGAGTTTATTCACGGATCGCATCATGCGAAGATGGCTAGAGCGTTTGAGCGGGTGGTAAAGGGAGACCTTAAGCGGTTAATTATCAATATGCCGCCTCGACATACGAAATCTGAATTTGCATCTAACATGCTGCCGGCATGGTTCTTAGGGTTGTATCCTCACAAGCAGGTTATGCAGATCTCACATACGGCAGACATGGCCGAGGGTTTCGGACGTAAAGTACGTAACTTGGTTGACTCTGACATATACAATTCGGTATTTCCTGATACACGCCTGCGACGTGACTCAACTGCTGCGGCTCGTTGGAATACGGACAAGAACGGTGTATATATCGCAATGGGTGTTGGCGGCGCGGTAGCGGGTAAAGGTGCTGACCTCCTAATTATTGACGACCCGATCTCAGAACAAGAAGGTAAAGGTCTGGACTCAGGTCCATTTGATGCTGTGTATGATTACTATATGACAGGTCCTCGTCAGCGGTTACAGCCGGGCGGGGCGATCATTGTGGTTATGACACGATGGAACAAACGCGATCTTACTGGTCGACTTGTCGATAACATGATGCGAAACCCCGACGGCGATCAGTGGGAAGTGATCGAGTTCCCTGCAATCTTACCGAGTGGGCAACCACTATGGCCGGAGTTCTGGAAGCTTGAGGAGCTAGAGAAAACCAAGATCTCTCTGGATAACCGGTTCTGGCAAGCGCAGTACCAACAGAACCCGACGTCCGAAGAAGGTGCGATTATCAAGCGTGAGTGGTGGAGAGTCTGGGATAGAGATGCACCGCCTAATAATATTGAGTTCACACTACTGTCGTGGGATACCGCGTTCGAGAAACATAACCGGGCTGACTACAGTGCGTTGACGGTGTGGGGTGTGTTCTATATAGAAGATGAAGAAGGGGTTTTACGCCCGAATATCATTTTGCTTGATGCTGTTAAGAAACGTGTGGAGTTCCCAGAGCTAAAGGAGTGGGCGTACGAGGCGTATCAAGAGTGGCAACCAGACAGTGTCATCATTGAGAAACGGGCTTCTGGTGCGTCATTAATACAAGAGTTGCGTCGTATGGGTGTGCCGGTGCAGGAGTACACACCGACTAAAGGTAATGACAAGATTTCAAGGCTTAACAGTGTGGCTGATATTTTTGCATCGGGGTTCGTGTGGGCGCCGGAGGCGAGATGGGCTGATGAGCTGATAGACGACGTCGCCTCTTTCCCAGCAGGAACGCACGACGACCTTGTCGATACAGTTTCTCAAGCAATGCTAAGGTTCCGCCAAGGTGGGTTCATCGGCACAAAAATGGATGAACCAGAAGAGGAACATTACTTTAGACGAAAAGCAGCGTATTATTGAGCGAAGCTTTTTACCCTATAGGAATATAAAACATGGCAATTGATAAATCGTTATACCAAGCCCCACAAGGCATTGGCTCATTACCCGAAACACCGGATTTAGAGATCGAAATTGAAAACCCTGATGACGTTACAATGACAATCGGAGGTATGGAGATCGACCTGATGCCTAGCAGAGATACATCTGAAGATTTCAACGCTAACTTAGCGGAAGAAATGGATGAGAAAGACCTGTTAACTCTAGCCGGCGACTTACTGTCTGACTTTGATAATGATGTCGCGTCAAGACGTGATTGGTTGCAAACATACGTCGACGGTATTGAGCTGTTAGGTATGAAGATTGAGGAGCGGTCAGAGCCTTGGGAGGGTGCTTGTGGTGTGTATCACCCCCTATTAAGTGAAGCATTGGTGAAATTTCAAGCTGAAACCATGATGAGTACGTTCCCTGCAGCGGGTCCAGTTAAAACTCAGATCATTGGTAAGGAAACACAAGAGAAAAAAGACGCAGCGACACGTGTCCAAGAGGACATGAACTATCAGTTGACTGATGAGATGACCGAATTTAGGCCAGAACACGAGCGTATGCTGTGGGGTTTAGGTATGTCAGGTAATGCGTTCAAGAAAGTGTACTTCGATCCGCATTTAGACCGTCAAGTTTCCGTATTTGTACCTGCTGAAGATCTCGTTGTGCCTTATGGTGCGATGAATTTAGAGCAAGCAGAGCGTGTAACTCACGTAATGCGCAAGACAGAGAACGATTTGCGCCGTTTGCAGGTGGCTGGCTTCTATAGAGATGTTGATTTGGGTGAACCCGACAATGTTTTGGACGAAGTTGAGAAGAAAATCGCTGAAAAGATGGGTTTTAGAGCGACATCTGACGACCGATATAAGGTGTTGGAGATGCACGTTGACCTCGATTTGCCGGGTTTTGAGCATGAAGAAGACGGAGAATTAACCGGTATTGCATTACCTTATGTAGTTACCATCGAAAAAGGCAGTAACACAATATTATCTATTCGCAGAAACTGGGAAGAAGGCGATGAATCGTACCAAAAACGTCAGCATTTCGTGCATTACGGCTATGTGCCGGGTTTTGGTTTTTATTGTTTCGGGCTTATTCATCTTGTTGGCGCTTTTGCTAAATCTGGCACTTCTCTTATTAGACAGCTTGTGGACGCAGGTACATTGTCTAACCTCCCGGGTGGCTTCAAAGCTAGAGGAATGCGGATTAAAGGTGATGACACCCCGATAGCCCCGGGTGAATGGCGTGATGTAGACGTACCAAGCGGAGCGATGAGAGAAAACATCATCCCACTGCCATATAAAGAGCCTAGCCAGACACTAATGGCGTTGCTTAACCAGATTGTTGACGAAGGTAGACGATTTGCTAACGCAGCTGACTTACAGATTTCTGATATGTCAGGTCAAGCACCCGTAGGTACTACGCTGGCTATTTTAGAACGTACTCTGAAATCTATGAGTGCGATTCAAGCGCGTATTCATTACAGCTTTAAGCAAGAATTGGTTCTGTTAAAAGGGATCCTTGCTGCATACGCACCTGAAGACTATAACTACGAGCCAGATACCGGCAGCAGAAAGGCTAAACGCTCTGACTATTCGATGGTTGATGTTATCCCTGTGTCTGATCCTAACGCCTCTACAATGGCGCAGAAGATTGTCCAGTATCAAGCGGTATTACAGCTGGCTCAGCAGTCGCCTCAAATCTACAACATGCCGTTATTGCATCGTCAGATGTTGGATGTGTTGGGTATTAAGGACGCACAGAAGCTAGTACCAATGGCTGAAGATATGAAACCTTTAGACCCGATCACCGAGAACCAAAATGTGTTGGCAATGAAACCGGTCAAAGCGTTTTTAACTCAAGACCATCAGGCGCATATCCAAGTACATATGACTGCTATGCAAGACCCGAAAATTCAGCAGTTGTTACAGGGTAATCCAGCAGCACCTCAGATCGCAGCAGCAGCACAAGCGCATATCGCTGAGCATTTAGGGTTCGAGTACCGCAAACAGATCGAACAACAGTTAGGGTTTGCATTACCGCCACAGAAAGACGAGTCAGGTGAAGATGCACCTATGGATCCTGAAGTAGAAGCGAGATTAGCACCGTTATTGGCTCAAGCAGCGCAACAGTTGTTACAAAACAACCAAGCACAAGCAGCGCAGGCTCAAGCGCAACAACAGGCGCAAGACCCATTAGTACAGATGCAGATGCAAGAGTTGCAGATTAAGCAACAAGAGCAACAACGCAAAGCGCAAAAAGACCAAGCGGATATTCAGCTTAAAGCACAACAGCTTCAGGTTGAGCGTGAGCGTATCCAAACACAAGCGAAAATAGCGGCTCAACAGAACCAAATAACAGCGTTAAAAGCAGCTAGTGATAACAAAACTAAACGTGAAACTGACGCGGCAAGATTAAAACTTGAAGGTATGAGAGGTGCGGCTCAATTAAAAGAACAAAAACGTAGTTCTGATACAAAAATGGCTATTGATGCGCTAACGACAGCAGCAACACTAGAAGCAAATACGAAGCACAAACACGCAGATAGAGTCCATCAAGTGACTATGGCGGGTATGGCACAAACAAATAAACCCCAAAAAGGTGATTAATGAACGCAATTGACTTGTTGATTCAACAAATCAACGAAGAAGTTAACTTGATTCAAGACGCTATCTGCCACGGGAAGGCGGATAGTTTTGATGAATATAAACGGCTCTGTGGTGAGG